GAGTTACATGGATATGCTAACCCCGAATATAAAGGACAAACTGCTGAAGAAATTTATAATGATCCAGATTTACAGGTTGGAAATAAACCAAGCAGTGGAGAACCTGAATCAGATGGAAACTCTATGCCTGAAGACGAAGTTCCTAGTAATGGAGAATCAGGATCAGGAGGAGACCCAGCGCCAGGAGGAGAATCTGAAAATGGAGAATCAGGATCAGGAGGAGACCCAGCACCAGGAAGAGAATCTGAAAATGGAGAACCAGGATCAGGAGGAGACCCAGCACCAGGCGGAGAATCTGAGTCAGACAGACCTTCTGATATTGATAAAGAAACTAATGATTCTGAACATCCAATAACTGAAATTAGAGGACCTAAAACTGGTGAAGTAATAACTAGAGAAGAAGGTGATGCGATCGCTAGACGTGAAGGTATTGATGTAGATGGAGATTCGAGTTTACCTGCAAAAAATGAAGATTTACTTAAGCGAGAAATTAGAGAAGCAGCACAACGACATTTAACTAATAGATCATCTACTGCAGGACGAGGAAATAACGGTAGTCTTTACCAAAGAATAATGCAATTGACTGAACCAAAAATAAATTGGAAACAAGTCTTGTCTAAATATATTGGAAAACTTGCATCTTCTAGTGAATTCAAAATGCCAAATAGAAGATTTGTATCTCGTGGAGAATATAGACACGGATTAGTTGATGAATTTTCTATGTTAGAAAGAGCTGCTATTGTATTTGATGTTAGTGGATCAATTGCAAATGAGTTTCCTATAATTGCAGCAGAAGTCACAGGAATTGTTAAATCAAAAAAAGTAAAACGAATACATATTGTTCCATTCGCAGATAGTGTAGTTACTCCATTTGAAATTAAGGGATCAAAGAAACCAACTCCTGAAGATTTTGCAAAAGTTGCAACAGGAGGTGGAACTTCCGGTTTTAATGCAGTTGTTGATTATATTAATGAAAAAACTAGAAAAAATCCAGACTTTGTAGTTATTATAACAGATGGGTACTTATATGGAGATTTTCCACCAAAGATTACTCCAAAATGGAGCAAAAAAGTAATTTGGCTAATTTTTGATAATCCAAATTTTAATCCTGGAAATAATTGGGGTAAAGTTATACATGCAAATCAAGATAATGGATTTTATAACAAATAAATTATAAACCATAAAGCTTTTATATAGTATAAATTATTAAAAATAGTTTATATGTCAAATACTCTTCATTTGGAATTTGATCAATTCATTAAAAATAATCATCCAAATTTAATATTTCGTCCACAGCAAAAAGAAGTAATATTAGATATGATTGATGCATATTTTGAAAATCCAAATGGAATATATTTATTAGATGCACCAACTGGAAGCGGTAAAAGTTTAATTGCGATGATGTTTTCCGACTTCTTAGTACATAAGAAAAATAAAGGATATATTTTAGCCTCAGATTTAGTTTTACATCAACAATATGTTAATGATTTTAGAAGAATGAAACTATGGAATTGGGGTGATGTAAAAGGAATTGATAATTATTTATGTATAGTTAATAATGAACCATTTTCAATAGGAGATTGCAAAAATAAGGGAATTTCATATAAAGAAGCTGAACAACTATCATGTTTTAAACAATGTAAATATTTAATGAGTAGACGTAAAGCAATACGTTCACCGATCTCATTACTTACTTATCCATATGCATTAATTCAAAGAAATTTTGTTGAAAATAAACAAGATATTCCACCTTTTCCAAAAAGAGATTTTGTTGTATGTGATGAAGCTCATAAATTATTAGATATTGTGCAAAGCCATTTTAGTCCAATTGTATCACATGATATTTATAAAAAAATTGATAAATTATTAGATACTTTATTTGAAATTGGAGTATCTGTGCCAAAGATAAGTTCAGTTAGATTAGAAAAAGCAATTCATAAAATCGATAAAGAAAATAATAACAAAATACTATTAGAACAATTAAAAATAGTAACAAAAGAATTATCTAAATTGATAAGCATAGTTGGAGATCTAAGAGAACAAGCAAGCGATTACTTCATAGATGAAAAAGTACCAAAAGACTGGATCATTGCTTTTAATTTATATGATTGGTGCAAAGATGTTCATTGTAAATTAGAAGATTATTGCGAAATTATAGATAAAGTCGGCATACAAAAAATGGTAAAAAATCCAAATGATAAAAATATCATTTTTAATTGCATTGATGAATATTATTTATTAGATAAGCATTTTTATAATAAATTTGGATTTAAATTGTTAATGACGGCTACGATGGGAAAACCTGCAGATTTTATGAAAAACCACGGTATATCAAAAGCAAAATATTTTAAAATGAGTTCTCATTTTAATTGGGAAAAATCACCAATTATATATTATCCTGGACGAAGATTATCTGAACGATTCATTGATGACAATTTTGATTGGAGTATTGAAAAACTATTAGATATATTAAGTATGCACACTGGTGAATCTGGAATAATTCATACTGCTTCATATGACAGAGCTAAAAAAATACACCAGGCTTTACCGAAAATGATTAAGAGTAAAGTATTATTATATAAAGGGTCAGAAGAAAAAACTAAGGTTTTAAAAAAAATGAAAAAGAAACCAGGTTTAATAATAATGGGACCTTCTTTATTAGAAGGATTAAACTTAATCGATGACTTGTCAAGATTTCAAATATTTATGAAAGTTCCGTATCCTCATTTGGGAGATAAATATGTTGCTGCAAAATTACAGCATTCGCAAGACTGGTATAATTGGAAAACATCTGTTAATGTATTACAAGGAGTAGGCAGATCAATACGAAGCGAAACAGACTGGGCAATAACTTACTTATTAGATGGTGGATTTGGTGATTTATTTAGAAATGCAGGATCACAATTTCCAATTGAATTTAGAAATCGAATTCAAATAGAAAGAAAATAATGTTAGATATGCAAAGAGATACAAATCGAGCATTTTATCATATAAAATTCGAAAATGGAGTATCTACAAAATTAGAACTTATTAGTAAAAATGATAAAACATTATATTCGAATTTAAAAAAAGAGCAACACTCATTACTTAATCAAATTAATGAGTTACCAAAAAGAAAAAAACGAATATTAAATAAATTAAATAAACAATTAGAAAAAATTAATCAAAAAATATCAAATGACTTTCCATATGATTTTTTTGTTATTGGATCAGATTTGTATAATGCAATTGGAACAGGAACTATTTTTATAAATTCTCAAAATAGACGAGTTGAAATTAAAAAAATTTCAAAAAATGAAATGATTAATAATTAACATAAAGCCTTGTATAATTATGTATGTTTTGGGTTTACGAGCCCTTGAATAATCAACAAATGGTTATGAAAAAATATGCAAAAAATAATAGGAAAAATTATGAATACAACAACAACATTAAATGATGAAAGATTGCCATTTTATATAACTGACAATCTTCCTACTGCAAATATTTCAGTAAAAAGAAATAGAGTAAAACATTATCAAAATACTGTATATTTGAAAAACAATACATCGTTTGAAATTGAATTATGGAATCCAATGAATTCTTCAGTATTAGCAACGATTTCAGTTAACGGAAATTTAATATCTAGTTCTGGACTAATAATTAATCCAGGACAACGAGTTTATTTAGAAAGATTTATTGATAATAATGCAAAATTTATCTTTAAAACGTATAAGGCTGAAAACTCAGAAGAAGGATTAACTGCAATTAAAAATAATGGAGATATTTGTGTTACTTTTTATAACGAAGAAATCTTTTATCCAACATATACCTTTACTAATAATTGGTATGTGTATAGTGATAGCGGTACCTATCCAAATATAGTGAATGAGGTTAGCTCTAGTAATCAATATAATTATCAAACAACAACGAATCTTAGTGAAATTGAAACAGGTAGAGTAACTGGTGGAGAAAATTCTAATCAAGAATTAGTAAATGGATATGGAACGTTTTCTCAAATTCCATATACTACTATTAATTTAAAAATTTTACCAGCAAGTAAATTGCCAACTTCAATAAATGAAATTAGAACATATTGTTCTAATTGCGGAAGAAGATGGAGATCAAATGAAAATTTTTGTCCAATCTGTGGAGTTCCTAAAAACTCTTAATAATTATTAATAATTAATAGTATACAAGACTTTAATATCTCCCATTTAAATATAAATAATTTTAAATATTATATTTAAATGGGAGATATGAGTTTAACAAGTATAGGTAAAGGTAAAGTATTATCATTTGATGAATTTATTACATCTAGAGAAGGCGGATTAGAGGTTCCACAAACTGAAGAGCTACCAACTTCTACTGAGATTACAAATGAACCTGGAGATTTGAACATTGATTCTCCAGAAATAACAGATATACAAACAGATTCTAATGAAGAGCCTGAAAATTTTATTAATTCAGAAGAAAATTCAATAGAATCATTACCTCAAACAGAAGAAGAATCAGGCAATACAATTAATTAAAAATATTTAAGATAGCAAAGTTTTGCTATATATTTAGTAGCATGGCTAAAAATGGAACAATTATTTCAGAATTAATACGCGCAATTTCTGTAGTACTAGCTGCATTAATTCCTAGTATAATTGCAATAACACATAAAAGAAAAAAGAAAAAGCTAGAAAATAGTAAAGTTAAGTCTGCTCAAAATCGAGTACTAACAGATAGTAAAATACAAGGACTTCTTGGTGTATTATTAAATTGTACAAACGCAGATCGAGCATATATTTATAGATTTCACCCTAAAGAAAATCCTAAATATTTTAGTTGTGCATATGAACAAGTTGCACCAGGAGTTAGCTCTGAAATTAATAATCGACAATTATTAATACTGAATGAGCATCCAATTTTTTTAGAATATTTAAATAGTGATTCGGCTGAATGCTATGATATAAATAAAATAGTAGATGAACAGCTTGGAAAATTACTTAGAGTGCAAGGAGTTGTTAATTTTTATATTTATCCAATAAAAAATAATTTTAAAAATATTATTGGATTTGTTGGTTTAGATTATATACATAATTTGCAAATTAAAGATATATCATTATTAACTATTGCATTAGATAATTTTGCATTTCAAGTATCTGATGAAATTATAAATTATGAAGAATAAGAAAGTACTATTTATTGATGATAATGAACAAGATTTGTTTATGTATGGACAAATGATGAAGAGCTTAGGGTATGAAGTATTATTAATCAATTATTTGGAGTTTTCTATTGATAAGATTTTTAAATTTAATCCTAATATTATTTTTTTAGATTTTTTTCTTGGTAATGATAAAACTGGAATCGATTTATTAAAAGAAATCAGAAAAGCAGGTTATCTTGGTAAAATTTGTATGCTAAGTGGTGAAGATAATAGTAAAATAATAGAAAGAAGCATACGTGCAGGAGCTGATGATTACCATGTTAAACCGATATATAGTAGTACTATTAATAATGTAATTGAACGATCAACTGATTTTGTAAAAAAATCAGCAATTGAAAAAATTGCTGCAAATTTATATAATATTGTAATATAATGTCAAATAAAATAGTTGAAACTTTTAATCAATTTCTACAACAAGCTAGTTTAGCTCAAACTGGCAATCCTAAATTATTTGCAGAGAAATTAAAAACAAAGAAAAATCCACAAAAAATTAAATCCAAGTAACTACTTCTGTAGTATAATAATCTTAAAATATTAAGATTATGAGTAATCATTTAAATTTAATTAATCAAGAATATTCAAAATTAAATAATGATGAGCGTCTTTTTTTATATAAAAAAATAAAAAATGAACTTACCATTGATGAAATTTTAAACGATTTTATTAGTAATTTAATTTATAATGAGATTTCAGAAAATGCTATATTAAACCAGCTTTTATATCTCTGTGAATCTGTAGTTCAAGAAGATTTAACTAAAAATATTTTTGAAATTTGGAAAAATCGAAAGCTTCTAACGCAATCACAAATTGATAGAATTAGTGAATTTTCAAAAGAACCATTTATCTAATGAAAAAGGGATTTGAGATTTTATTAGAATGGCACGCTTCTAATTATTTAAAAAATTATTCTAATTTGCCAAGTATTGTTTATTTAGATAGGTTTGGAGGTCCATATATTTTAAAATATATTGAATTAAATGACGTTAAAGTATTATTAGATGATTTTAATGAAAAAATAAAAAATTTAAAATAATGGAAAATACAGAATTTCGGTCTAAACATCCAAGCGATGTATATTTTTGGATAATAAAGGTGTTTGAATCATGTGAAACAGCGAGACAGATCAGAAATGCAAGAAAATTAATATGGAGTTATGAAAAAATATATGGCAAGTCTATGACTAGACAGTTATTAGCTAAATTTAATTTATGCGAAATTAATATATTAAAATCATGAAACTTATTTTTTAGATATAGACGGCCCTCTTGCACATGGAACTTGGGATTTAGGAAAAGTTGAAATTGATACTCGAACAACAATTAGCTATCCACTAAATAAAGAAGCTTGTGAATCTCTTGTTAGAATAATTGAAGCAACTAATGCTAAAATTATAATAAGCTCAGATTGGAAATACTGGTATACTTTAAAGCAATTAAATGAAATTTTAGAATATTATGATGTGTTTCTGAAATAAGTGCAATTACAACAATTGGAGACAATAATTATACAATAAAAGACACATTATGTGATCTTGAAGAAAAAATAATAACTATTTTAAATGGAAAAAACTGACAACACATTAGATATTACTAAATTAAGTAAAGAATATGGTGCTAGTATTATGCAAGCATTAGCAATTTCTCAACAAAATGGTACAATTAAAAACCCAAATGATTTAGAAGAATTGATTTCAGCTGGAATCGAAACTGCGTTAGAAGATTATAAAGAAAAATTATTTAATGATAAGAAAACTGAAATAGAACTATAAATTATGAAATTTATAATATTCGAAAAACTAATAAATCAAATAAAAAATCAATACGAAACTGCATCTAGTTTAATTTCAATTGGAATAGATTTATACGATTATAATGAATATTGGATGGAAATTATTTCAATAATGTTTGCTAGTTATTATGGAGAATTTGGAGCAGATTTAATTTTTGCATATATTTATGAATATGTTGATGATTCATCTAAATTATATCATAAAAATGTTGAATCTTTATGGAAAGCAGTTGAAAAGTATCGAGTAAGTGAAAATTTTGTAGAATATAAAATAAATGATAAAAATACTATTACTAATGATGATATTTTTGAATTATTAAATAATAATCATGAAAATTAAAGTAAATAATAATACATTTTTAGAAAGTTTGAAAAAATTAAATAATCATAATCGATTGTATTATAGAATATATTCTATTTTAAGATATGATATTTTTCATTTTATAAAGAATATATGGATTTATCGAAAAAATTTATGGAATGCTACTGATTATGATGCATCATATTCTCTTGGTTTTGTAGAAACACAATTAACTAGAGTTTCTAAATATTTAGAAAAATATGGTATGGAAGAAAACATATCTAAGAATAAAAAAATAAAAAAAATAAACCAAGCAATTGAATTAATTGGTAATTTTAGAAAAGATTTATATATTAAAATTGCGGAAAATCAATTAAATAAAAAAGTATCAACTAATTTTAAATTTGTTGATATTAATGATGATGAATCTGAGTTAATATCGATGAATACTGATCAAGAAGAACTTAATAATTCAGAAATTTTTTCTCTTTCTCAAAAAATCGAAAGAACTGAATGGGATCGTTTATTTGAAATATTAAAAGGCCAAGATTTATCTAAATATGAAAACTCAAATGAGGAATGGAATTCATGGTTTAATGGTTCTGGTATAAAAAACTGGTGGGATTAGAAATTAATTATGAAAAATATGACAAAACAATCATCTTCTGCATCAAATACGCCATTGATTAATTCACTTGGAACTGATATAACACAGTTAGCACTAAATAATGAATTAGATCCAGTGGTTGGTCGAATTAATGAAATTGATCGATGCAGTCGAATATTATCTAGACGTAAGAAAAATAATCCTTTATTAATTGGAGAACCTGGAGTTGGTAAAACAGCAATCGTAGAAGGATTAGCAATGCGTATTATTAATAAAACATGTTCTAGAGCATTATTTGGAAAACGAATTATTTCTTTAGAGCTTGCAAATTTAGTAGCTGGTACTAAGTATCGAGGAGAGTTTGAACAGAGAATTGAGCAAATAATTAAAGAAGTTAAAGAAAGTTCTGATATTATTTTATTTATTGATGAAGTACATTCTTTGGTTGGTGCAGGAGCAGCAAGCGGCTCATTAGATGCTGCTAACATATTAAAGCCAGCATTAGCTAGAGGTGAAATCCAGTGTATTGGATCAACGACAACTGATGAATTTAGAAATTCTATAGAAAAAGATGGTGCATTAAATAGAAGGTTTCAACAAGTATTAGTAAAACCAACAACAGTAGAAGAAACTAGAATAATTTTAGAAAATATTAAAGACAAATATGAATCTCATCATTCTGTAATATATAGTTCAGATGCATTAGATGCATGTGTTTCACTAAGCGATCGATATATTACAGATAGATTCTTACCAGACAAAGCAATTGATCTATTAGATGAAGCTGGCGCAACTGTTCATGTAAATGGAATAACAATTCCTAAAAAAATTAAAGATCTTGAGAAAAAATTAAATGAAGTTACTAAAGAAAAAGAAGTAGCTGTTCAAAATCAGCAATATGAATTAGCTGCACAACTAAGAGATGCAGTTTATGAGGTAATGGATAAAATAAAAGAAGCAAAGAAGGAATGGGAAGAAGAACTAGATTTATTAGAGAATAGATTACCAGTAACAGATGGCGATATTTCAAAATTAGTTTCAATAATGACTGGTATTCCAGTTTATAAAATGAGTGGATTTGAAAAAGAAGAATTATCTAAAATCGAAGAAACTTTAAAAAAATATATAATTGGACAAGATATAGCAATTCAAAAATTAGGAAAAGCAATAAAAAGATCAAGAGCAGGATTAAAAGAACCAAATCGTCCAATTGGAACATTTTTATTTACTGGACCAAGTGGAGTAGGAAAAACTGAATTAGCTAAAAGACTTGCAAATTTATTATTTGGAACAGATGATGCATTAATTAGGATTGATATGTCAGAATATAGCGAAAAAATATCAGCAAGTCGTTTAACTGGAGCTCCTCCTGGATATGTTGGTTACGAAGAAGGTGGACAATTAACTGAAAGAGTTAGAAGAAACCCATATTCTGTAATATTATTAGATGAAATCGAAAAAGCAGATTCTTCTATCTTTAATATTTTATTACAAGTATTAGACGATGGTAGATTAACTGACGGACAAGGAAAAACTGTTGATTTTAAAAACACGATTATTATTATGACATCAAATGTTGGTGTTCGTAAATTACAAGATTTCGGAAGAGGTGTTGGCTTCAATACTAAATACCGTATAGATAATGAAAATGAAGAAAAAAAATCAATAGTTGCAGCGGAAGTTTCTAAAAAGTTTCCACCTGAATTTATTAATAGATTAGATGAAATTATTACATTTGATTCTTTGTCGAAAGAAAATATGTATAAAATTATTGATATTGAAATTAATAAGCTGAAGGATCGAGTTATAGAAAATGGATATTCTATTGAAATTGATAAAAAAGCCAAAGCTTTTTTAATTGATAATGGATATAATGATAAACTAGGAGCTCGTCCGTTAAAACATGCAATTCAAACATACGTCGAAAATCTTTTAGCTGATGCATATATAAACAATCAAATAAAGGACGGAGATAAATTAATAATTACTAAGAGGATTAACGAAAAAGAATTAAGCATTAAAGGATTACATTAATATGAAACGATTAATTATATTAATACTTTTATTTTTTATAACATTTGAAAGTATTTCACAAACTCAAAATATCTCAAATAAAATATTTAACAATTCACAATCTAATATTAATAGATATTTTCAATAGATGGATCGACTTTTTATATTAAAGGTGAACCTGCCGGTTCATTCGGTGGAACTTTTGGTTTAATTATTAATAACTCAGTTTCAATTGGAATTGTTGGATCATATATTAATTCAACAAGTAATGAACCGACTCCAATTTTAATTATTCCACATCAATATACAAATTATATTATTAAAAAATATTTTTGGTATAGCGGAATACAAATAGAACCAATTGCTGGGTATAAATCTCAATTTCATTTGTCATTTCCTATGAGTTTTGGAATTGGACAAAGATCTTATAGAATACAAGAAACTAATGAAATTTGGACATATTATGCACAATCATTAAGTTGTGAAACTTTTTTATATGGGTTAATTGGAATTCATTTAGAATCTAATATTGCAGAATATGTTATATTTGCAATTGGTCCATCTTTTATGTATACAACAAACCTACCATTTTTACGAGCTCCGCGAATCGATCTTATTATTAAAATTGGCAAATACTAATAATTTCCTATATTTAATAAATATAATTACTTATAATGTATTTGCATTATAAATAATAAAAAATATTTATTAGATATGGGAAAATTTGGAAAATATGATATTCCTAAATTTTTAGTTAATACTCAAACCCGCGAAGTAGACGAAGATACTGATTTACAAAGTGAACAGCCTACACATACTCAACCAAGTTCACATAAAATTTCAAGTTTTTCAGAATTTGCACAAGAATCAGATTCTATTAATGAAGAAGATATGATAATTGATTCAGATTTAGAAAATGAACCATGTGAAGATTGTGATAATTCTGACACCTTATCAGAAAAAGCAAAAGAAACTATTAAGAATATGTGTAACTCAGTATTAATACACGAGGCACACCTCTACGAGTCGTCAGAGGATCCTAACCAAACATATGAAACTTTTCTAAGGGAAGCTACTCATTATATGGCAGAATGTTTAATTAGAGCTGCTCAAAATTTAAAAGTATAATGATTAAGTCAATTGGAATAATATCTGGCAAATTTAAACCTCCACATGCTGGTCATTTTCAAGCAATACAAAATATTAATAATGAAAATGATCAAGTACATGTGTTTATTTCACCAATTGAACAAAATGGAATTAATGCAAATACTGCAAAATCAATTTTACTTGAATATTTTAAATTACTATCTAATTCTAACTCTATACATTTACATATTTCAGAAGAGTCTCCTGTGAAATCAGCAATGTCATACATTGCAAAATTAGGAGATTCTAAAAATGCAAAAGATTTTATTGTTAATGTATATGCATTAACTGACGATATGCAAAGATTCGAAGCATTAAATAATTTTAAAGGAAATTTACGTAAAATTAATAAGATTGAAACTGGCCGAATAAATGGAATTTCTAGTACACAATTAAGAAATGCAATAGAAAATAATGATATTGATAAATTTAAAGAAGGTATACCGAGTGGAATTGATTATAAAAAAGTTTGGAAATTATTAAAAGAAAATGGAGCATACACAATTCCAGCAGATTCTTTTAAAACACCAAAAAAATACGATTTTAATGTACAGCCTTCTAAAATTAGTACAAACTTAGGTGGGATTCCAAATCATTGGACCAATTCAAATCCAATTTCTAGATGGGATTTTATGACAAACCCAGTCATAAATAATATTCGTGAAAATAATTCAATAGTATTGACATTTAATCAATTCTGTAATGAACAAATAAATAATAAAAAATAAAAAACGATGAATAACGATAGAATATTAAATTTTGATGACTTTGAAAAAAAGAATATATTAACTGACCCTGAAAAAGTAGTTAAATCTGCTCAAACTCCAAAGCCTAAAAAAGAAAATTTTGTTGATCAAGTGAAACGAGCTGAATTAACTCAACCTGAAATAACTGAACCTGATTATACAAAGGTCGAAAAAGTTAATGAAGAAACTGACGAAATGGCTAGGTTAAGAACAATAATTGCACAATTACAAGAAGAAATTCAAAAAGAAGAAAGTGAATTTCAAGAAAAAATTATTGCTAAAAAAAATGACTTGATTGAAAAACAAAAAGCATATAATACATTAGCAAATACAGAAAGAGAAAAAGAAGCAATTGCTGTAAAACAATCACAAAATATACAACAGCAAACAGTTCAACCACAAGTGACTCAACCAAATGTAGGAATGATGAATACTGTACAAGCAAGTGAATACCCAACATCAGTATAAAAAAAAATAAAAGTTAAATGACTAGAGCTGAATTAATTGATGATATTAAACAAGAAATGACCTTTGCTCAAGCATTACCATATACAATACCAGATAAAGAAATTGGGCGTATTATTGATATTGCAGCTAAATATTTTTATGATAACTGGAGACATGCAGTTGAACCTAGATATATTTTAATACCTGACGCGTTATTCAAAAATGAAAGATTTAGAACTAGTCGAACAATTAAAATGCCAGATTGTATTCAATTTGTTCATGAAGTTAAAGAAGCAAAAGGAGGTTCAATGTTTTCAACGATTGATCGCGATTTTGCAGAAAATAAATTTATTGGTTCTGAAATATTCTTAACGCCATTTATTGGTGAATCAATTATGTATCGTACTGTAATGTTTTCGTTTTTAGATTTAACAAAAAATATGATGATTGATACACTTGCATATGATTATAATAAAAATACGAAGATGGTATCAATTACTGGAAGAACTCCAAATACTAAAGTTGTTATGAAAGTCTCTAAAAAAATAGAAGAGCAATACTTATATGAAGATGAGATGTTTCAACGATATGTTAGAGCAAAAGCAAAGGTTAAACTTGGAGAATTATTAACAAGCTTCGATTTTACATTACCTGGAGGAGTTCGACCAAATTATCAAACTTTTGTAACAAAAGCAGATGCTGAATTTGATAAAGTTACAGAAATGATGAAGGGCGAAAATACTCCAGACTGGATATATTTAACTCATTTTTAATTATGGATGATTTTTATTTTAGAAATATAGATGATAAAAACTTTAAAGATAATATATTTTCAGTTAGCAATGAAATTGAAAATACTGTATCTCAAGTTAGAATGACGATTTTAACAAAAAAGGGTGAAGTCTTAGGTGAACCTAATTTTGGAATAGACGCAACAAAATACTTATTTGAATTTGAAGGATACCCATTGGATATTTTAGAAAAAGAAGCAGCTGAACAAATTGAAAATTATGTTATGTTATCAAAAAGAAATAAAGTTGTACCTACTGCATTTACATTAAGTGAAGTATCTGATTTATATAAAGTTGGACTAGGCTTAGATATTTCAATAAATGGAAATAGAACATTTGCAGCACTATATGAAGATTAAATAAAAGGTAAGAAAAATTCTTACCTTTTTTATTTATAATATGTTTATAAATCGCCAGTTTCTCCCATTTCACTAGCAGTTTCTTTACCAGGAGAGCCTTGATCAACTAGATTTTCAGCAGGAGCCATTCCACCTGCAGGTTCTGGTAAAACAACCTCAGCGTCTTGAGCTTCACCAGAAGATCCTCCAGATTTAGCTAAATAGTCTTTATTTTTTCTAAGCAATTGATCGCTCATTTTTAAATATTCGGTCACTAAGAAATCAGATGAGAAATATGGCTTTCCGTAATCATTAGTAATTGCTTTAAGTGCATTAATTGCAGCGATTCGTTTATTAAGAAGATCTTGATTTTTAATTTCTTCAAATACATTATCGTCATACCATACAACGCCAACTGCATTTTTGAATTTATCATCATTTCTTAATTCTTTAACATCTAAACACATTTGCAAATATAAAGGCTTTGTAATTAATTCTTTATACGCAGCACGAAGACGATGAATAAATTTATTATATCTAATTTCTTCCCTAGATATTCCTTCTGATGTTAATGTAAAAATTCCACCACCTTCACTAAATCTAGAAGCTGGTATTTTAGAATCTTGTTTTAATTTTTCTGTAAAATATTTAAGAAGTTCAGAACCTGACAAATTCGGACCTGCATATTCTAAAGGTTCTATTTTTACTTGTTGTTGCTGATCATTTACTGGAACAACGTAATTTTTATAAAATAAAATATTAGGTTTTCCATCAACTTTTAATTCACCAGATTCTCCATCAAAATAAATATCTTCCTTTAGAGTATTAGTAAATTCTCGAACATCTTCTTGGCCCTTTTGCATAGATTTTGTTCCAATTGGAACTGTTGTAACTAATCTAATCGGAGCATGCATAGTATGCCAAATTACTTTAGAATGTTCAATAATTCTAAGCATATTAAATGAACGAACTAATCTTTCTGCGAAACTTACTCTCTTAGTTCGCATATGATTAGAATATGATATGTAAATAATTTGAGAATCTGATAACTGCCTATTTTGTTTTGTTAATGGATCACGCTGAGTCCATTGTAAAATAAGTTTACCTTCTTCAGATTGAGTTACTTCTGGGTATAAAGAAGCTGGATCTAATTCCTTAAATCCAATAATTTCTTTAGGATTAACGATGTCATCGTATATTATTTCGAAAGCTAAGTGCCCTTCGATTAACCATTGATAAAAATATTGCCAAGCAGATATACCTTGATCAAAACCCCATCTACTATAAATTTTAGTAAATGCTTTTTTATAAGATTGAGAAATTCTATCTTGATATTCTAGTCGATTTTTTCGGTTATCTCCTAAATATGACATTTCTCCAATTAAATCATTCACATAACAAAATCGATTATCCTCATCATATACAATTACATCATCTGTAATTGTTTCTAAAATAAATTCAATTTCACCACTCGATGCAACATCTCTTAATCGTTCGCGCTTTGACACATAATCTAACTGAAAAAATGCAATTGCTTTTGTTTTAAGAGATGATGTTGTATCTGACAAAGCTAAAGTAGCTTTCATTAAATTATCGCCTGCATATGATCCTCCACTTCCTAATTGACTTTCGATAAAACCAATTGCTTGTGAATTTTTAACAAGTAAGTCATCATATTTTAAACCATATCTACTTAAATTATTAAATCTTGATCGAATGAACCTACCTGCATTACCTTCTAAAAATCCTGCCATTTATATTATGTAAATTTTGTTAAAAAATAAGAAATTGGAGTTTTCGAAATAACAGTTCCATCATTAGTATATTCACAATATGATAATAATGGAACACTATCCCAATCAATAAGAGATAGTGATTTACTCATTTCTTCTTTTTTATATTTATCAATTAAGAATTCTAAGTTAAAATTTATTCGATTACTAATTTGTTTAATAAATGATCTATTAACTTGAAATAATTGATTATTTTGTGATATTTTAAATTGTTCGTTTAATTCTATAAAATTTCCATCTGAATTTATAAAAGATTCTAAACTAGACATTAAAAAAGTCAAATATTGTTGAATAAACCATTTTCTTATTTTATTAGGTAATAACTTTATATTTAAACCTACTTCAAATGGACCTTCCTGTCCCAATGATAAAATAATTGGTTTAATATCAAAATACGGCTTTTTCAAACTAGTTTTTGTTTGATATTCGTCTAAACTAGAAATGTCATCTTCATTTATCCCAGATAGTGAATTGAAAACATAAAAATATCCTGGAATTAATTTAGAATATGAAAATAATAATGAATCTTTTTCGAAATAATAAGGTTTTCCATAATATGAAGTATTATCAACACTTCCGTCTAAAATAAAATTTTTTATTTGTTTAATACTCATACTAAATATCTTTTATTTGTTATTAAATAGAAAGTTTTCTGTTATAATGCCAAACTTTACGTTATTATTTTTTGCAAATTCTCTAGCTGCTTCAAATTTTGCTTGATTAATAATATATTGCTTTGCTGCATATAAGTAATTTGAAGTTTGTTTATCGGTCATTCGACTTGGTTTAGTTGGCGGATTTATATATTTTAATGGCTTTACTTCTATTAAATATTTTTCACGATTTCCATTATTATCTTCAATAATAATATAAAAATCAATATAGTATATATGACCCTTACGATCTAATGGATTATAATATTTTATTCCAAGAGGTTCGCTTGCATATTTAATAACAGATGGATTAGTATCACACCATTGTAAAAATTTAAACTCCCAAGAACTTCTAAAAATAATTTCATTTGGATTTCCAACATATTTACTAGGATTAGCTGGCTTAAAATAACCTTGTCTAGGCCGACCAGGTGCACCGTTTCTTGGTTTAAGAAAATCTTGTATTTTTTTATTTTTTGTTGGTTGCATATCTTAATTATTTATAAAATAATTAAAATATGTATAATACAAAAATCTATAAATTAAATAATTAATTATAA